CAATGGCCTTGGACCCTTCGGCCAGCGCGGGGGCGGCGCTTGCCCAGCCCTTGCCAAGTGCCTCTGCCGCCACGGCCGCGCGCAGCTGCGGGTCTTCAATGCTGGTGAAAATATCGGACAGCTGCTTGAATGCCTCCAGCGGGTCTTTAGCCGTGATACCGATCTTGGCGAACTTTTCCGGCGCCTTGCCCATCTCCAGGGTCAGTTTGTTCATGGCCTGAGCCATACCGGTCAAGTCGCTGCCGGTCTGCTTGGACATCAAACTGATACCGGCCAGCTTGCTCACCGCGATGTCGGTGGTCTTGTTCAGGTCGTTCAGCTGGTCCTGGAAGTCGATGGCGCTTTTGATCCAGGTGCCAAAGGCGGCGGCACTCAGGCCGCCACCGATGCCGCCCAGCGCGCCGCGCATCTGCGCAGCGGCATTGTCAAAGCCTTTGGCCGTGCGCTGCACGATTCCCAAGGCCTTGTCCATGTCCTGCCGCAGGCGCGCAACGTCTGCGGCCAGCTGAATCTCAAGCGTTCCAGCGTTCATTCGGTGGCGTCCTGGTTACATCGCGCGCAGCGTGTCGCGCATGGATTGCGCGGCCTGCTGCTTCGCTTTGGTCATGTCGATTTCTTCAACCCGGTACGGTGCCGGGCGCGTGCGGTCGCTGGCGCTGTTCAGTTCGGCAACAAATGCCTGCGAAAGCTCGCGCAGGGTCTGCGCTTCCAGACGCGTCAGGCGCAGGCCGTTGCAGTGCTGCCAGTCCCTGATTTCCGCGTTGCTCAGCGGGACAAGGCCCTGCCCGGTCTGCATGCCGGGGCCGGCGTCGTACAGCCACGCCAGAAACCTGTGCCCAGCCAGCACCGGGGGCATCGGGGGACTTATGCCGCTGTCCGTCATTCGGGTCATGCGGCTGCGCCTGTCGGGCGGCGGCGGCTTGGCGCTTCCTTTTGGCTCGGGAGGGTCAGGCACGGCGCGAAGCCACGCCATCTGCCGCACGTGCAGGATCAGGTCTGCGCGCTCGGCGGCAAAAAATTGGCCCAGTCCCCCTGGAACTTCAGCACCTGGTTGGTGATGTAGCCCAGCTTCGTGTTGCCGTAGATGTCAGCCGCAGACACCGGGAAGTTGCGCACTTCCTTGGTGACGGCTGCCAGCTTCTTGATCTGCGCGGCGCGGCGCTCGGCCACTTCGTCCTTGGCGGTCTTGCCGCGCAGCGTCTGCATCATGCGTTCGCTGTTCACGCGGTCAATTTCGACCTGGGCCTTGAAGTCCTGCTCGGAGCCGGGGCCGTACAGCTCGATCTGCACGGGCTGGCCGTTGTGGATCATGGGCTGGCCGTTGGGCAGCACCACGTCCATGACAGCGGTGTCGGATGCCTCGAATTGTGCGATGTCAAAAGCGCCAGCCGGGTCGGCCTGGATCTGGGATGCGTTCATGTTGATTCCTTTCGCGGGGAGGTTGAAAAGCCCGTACCCAGCCCCGCCGCCCCCGCGAAGGAGCGAACGGGGCCGGGTCGTGGCAAGGGGTTGGCCTTCAGGTCGGGGATCAGGTCGCAGCGACGATCACGGGGGCGCGGCAGACTTCAAAGTCCACAGCGATCTTGCGCTCGTCGTCCACGGCGCCGTCCTGGAATTCGCGCTTGCTGACCAGCACGTCCAGGTAGTGGATTTCTGCCGTGGATTCACCCGCGCGGGTCGGGTAGCTGATCTTCACGGAGTAGCGCGCCGTCGATTCGGCGGCGGCTTCGATGATGTCCTGGCCGGCATCGCTTGGCATGTTGCCGATAACCAGGTTCATCGTGCCGTAGTTCTTGGAGCCCTTGAACTTCTGCACCACCGAATTGGCGATGGCCGTGAACGTCGTGACTTGCGCGGTGACGCCGTGATTGCCGAAGTTCTCGATTTCGCCCACGGTCGTGTAGGTCATGCCCGTGGCTCCGTAGCCCGCGGCGTTGTAAGTGGCGGGCAGGCTAGCGCTGATCGCCAGCGTTGCGCCGCTCATCGTGTGGAGGACTGTTCCTTCTGACATGATTGATTTCCTTTCGGTTTGGTGAAGCCCGTCAGCGGAAATCGCGGCGGGCGGGCTTCCCCTTTCGGGGAACTGGACGCAAAAAAGCCCGCACGCGGCGGGCTGGTTGCTTATTTGGTTTGGGCCTACTCGGTGTAGGTCACGCGGTAGTCGATAGACCCCATGTAGAGCCCGGCCTCGTCTGTGAAGTCCGGGCCTTCGGTGTCGATCAGGATTGAGTCCACGGCCACGCCGTTGACGGAGCCACGGGACCGTGGCAGCGCGGCGCGCACCAGGGCAAGAATGGATTTCTGCGTTGCGTAGCTGGCCGCCATCACTGTGACCTGCACGCGCGAGACACACAGCTTGGACGCGGTGTTGACCATCTGCGGGCGCACCGTGGAGACGTGGGTGACGCTGATCGCTGGCAGTGCGATGTCCTGCGGCAGCACGCCGCCGATGATCCGCGCGGCCGGAACCTGCGCCGTCAGCGTCGAGTTATTCGCCAGCAGGTAGCGCACGGCCTTTACGTCAGACACGCTTGGCCTTTTTGCTGTAGCTGGTCACGGGCAGCGCGGGCAAGGCATCGCCGGTCCCGTCGCCCATCACAAACCGATCCACGACCACACCGCGCGCCGTCAATTCGGCTTCAATCGCAGCCAGTCCCTGCGCGACTCCGGTGTATGCGTCGTGCTGGTTGTCATACCAGTGGCCGGGCGTGTCGGGTGAGAAACCGGCAAGGATGATGCGAGATGCGCCCATCGCGGCAGCAACTCGAATCGCCGTCAGACCGCTGTTGTGGACTTCGATCTGGCGCCCGGCCTCCATTTGCACGCGCTCCCAGCGCGGGCCGATGTACAGCGCGTCCAGTTCGTCGTCCAGCACACCGGTCACGCGCATGCCGGCGAAGTCGCGGAATTCCTGCGGCCAGTTGCCGTCCATTGCCACCAGCATGTCGGCATCCGGCGCCAGGCGGTGGGTGAAGTTGACGACGATGCGGCGATGCTCGCGCAGGGCGTCGGCCACCTCTTGGCTCATGTTCGGGCCGGACGCCAGCACGGCGACGGTTTCGCCCTGCCAGTCAGCGGGGATTTTCCAGGTGGTGGTCATTCGTCGTCTACCTCAATTCCCGATGTGTCGAGCCCGTGTTTTGTGGCAAGGCGCTGTTTCATGTACCGGGCGGCAGCGGATACAGCGTCTTGCGCGCGGCCGTCCAGCGCGGGGCGCATGAATGGCTTGGGCCGGGAGCCGGGGTGCTGGACGCCTTTGACGAACAGGCCGCCGAAGAACATGCCCTTGCCCTTCGCCGTGATCTTGTGCGCCGCGGTGCCGTATTCCAGCCAGGGGGCGATGTGGGCATGCTTGCCGGTTGCCTTGACCTTTGCCGTCACGCGGCCCCTACGGCTGCTGGTGCTGACCTTCAAGCCGTCGCGCAGTTGGCCGCTTTCCACCGGGACATTGGCCTTGGCCTCTGCCATCACGACATTGGCACCGGCCCGCAGTGCGCCGCGCAGGACGCTTTGCTCAATCTTGACGGGTAGCTGCTGCAGAAACTTGTTCAGGTCCGCCAGGCCTTTGACGCGAACCTCGCTCATGTCGCGTTGCCCGTGGTCGTGAAGTCGGCGGCCATGAACTCCAGCCCGAATTTCCGCCCCAGCTCCACCGGCTGGGCAATGATCTTCATCACGCGGTCGCTGCGGTCCAGGTAGATCACGCGCATGGCGCTGGTGATGCCGGGCACGTAGCGCATGCGAACCCGGGCCGGGCGCTCAGCAATGCGGATGCCGTCGGCCTGGGTTTCGCCGCGGCTGGGCAGCACTTCCTGAACCGTTGCCCAGAACGTCCCGAAGGTCGTCCAAGATCCGGGCTGCGGGCCGTAGTCGCCGTCCGTCGTGCCCTGCTGCTCAATGCGGATGCGCCGATCCAGCGGTCCCAGGTCCGGCGTCACGAAAAGCCCCAGTCCTTGATGGTGTTCAGGAGGGAGTCGCGGGCCGTTTCCATGGCCTCGCGCTCGGCTGGCGTGAACACGTTGCGGGGGTAGGTCAGGCTGATGTGCATGAGCAGGCCTTGGCGCACGGCCTTGGGCAGCACGGTGTATTCAGCCCCTGCCCCGGTGGCCCCGTAGCCCGCAACATAGCGGATGCGAACCGCGTCAGGGATGTCCTGCGTGGCGGGCCAGTAGTTTCCGCTGGTCGGCGCGACAGTGCGCGACTCGCCGTAGGTGCTCAGGGCGTAGGCGCTGCCTGAAATTGTCTGCTCGGTCCCGCTGGTGTCGGTGTATTTGATGCTGGTGATGCTGGCCACCGGAGCGCGCGGCAGGTCAATGCGGTCGTCATCGCTGTCCGGGAATGCGTCGAGCGATGCCTCCAGCGTCTGCTGTGCCAGCGCGCGCTTGGTGTAGTGCTCTGCGTGCTGGCGGGCGCCCGTGATCAGGGCGTCAATGATGGCGTCATCGGGGTGTGAGCCGCTCATGTCGTCCAGGCCCAGGTGCAGCTTGGCCTCGGCCCGGGTGATGGGCTCGGTGGCCACTGCGGTGATGACTTTGAATTTCATGCGTGCGTCCTATGAAAAAAGCCCTCGCGGGGAGGGCTTTTCACGTAGTGGCCTGGTATCAGGCCGGGGGGTTGGCGGTGGGCGCGATCTGCGGCGAAGACAGCACAGCCACAGCAGCCAGCACGGCCGCCGATGCGTTGGCCACGGGCGTGATGGTCAGGCGCGTGTAACGCTTGTCACCTTTGTAGCCCAGCTTGCGGCATTCGTTGTCGTCGTCAAACTGGAAGCCGGCCAGCGCCTCGGTGCCGATCAGGTCCGCATCAGCAACAGCAGCGGCGTCCGACAGGTTCGAGGCATCGCCCTCTTCCAGCAACACCGTAAAGGTGGCGTCCGCATCGGCAATCGAGCCGGTGGCGATCAGGTAGGTCAGGCCATCGAAGCCTTTACGGTCGATGATCTGGCCGACTTGCGCGGTCGTGTCGGAAACGGACACGGGGCTGATCACCCGCTTCACGTCGATGTTGTTCAACAGGTCTTTCATGATGATTCCTTGAAAATGGGTTTGGATGCCGCCAGCCTTTCAGCCAGCGGCGGGCCGATCAGGACGTGGCGATCTTGAACAGCTTCACGGCTTCGAACTTGGCGATACCACCGCCGACGCGGCGACGGGCCAAGAAACGAACGTGCGGGAAGGCCGTGGCCGGGTCACGCAGGACAGCGATGCCCTTGCGCTCGATCACGTAGTACGCCTGCTTGAAGTCGCCAAAGGCGATGGGGTAGGCGTTGGCGCCGATGTCGGCCATGAAGTCGTCGGTAACGACGTTGTAGCCCAGCAGGGTGCCCACGGCGCCAGCCATGAAGCTGTCCTTGGTCATGCCCCACAGGTAATTGCCCTGACCATCCTTCAGCTTGCGAATCGAGCCCAGCGTGGCGTCGTTCATCAGGAACGATGCACCGGCACGGTACTGACGCTTGAGCGCATGTACCAGGTCAATCAGGTAGTCAGAGGGGTTGGACGATGCCCAGCTCGAAGCGTGACCGGATGCCACATAGCCGACTTTACCCCACGAATATGAGGCGTTCGCCACGTTCGTGTAATCCGTCAGGCCGCGCGGGCCGTTGATGCCGTTGCCGGAAATGAAGTCGGTTCCCTCCATCTCGGCGAACTCGATGCCCATTTCCATTTCCAGGTCGGCGCCCACGTCTTGCGTGGCGTCTTCCAGGGCCTCGGAGGTGATGCGCTGCTCGCTGACGTAGGTGCCCGGCTTGAATTCCAGTTCCACCCACCCCGGCGAAGTGCCGTTGCTCGGAGTGGTGGTTTCGCCGCCGCGCGAAGCTCCAGAGGTGCCGGTGACCTTGACCAGCTTTTTGTAGCTTGCAGAGCCAATGGGGATAACGCGAGCCACCTGACGCATGGCGCTGTAACGCTGCACCACGCGGTCAATGCCTGCTTCCATCTCTTCGCCCACCAGGTAGCCGCCCTGCGTGGAGGTGCCCACGTTGATGGTCTTCTTTTCGGCTTCGGTCAGGCCGTCGATGCCCTTGCGGAGGTACTTGTCCCAGGCCGCCTTGTATTCGGCGTACTGGTCGGCGGTGACTGGCGCGAAGGACTTGCCGGCTTCCATCGCGTTGGCCTGCAAGCGCAGGTTGAACGACTTCAGCGCCAGCTCGGCGGCTTCGGCCTTTTCGGCGGTCTGGCCAGGGCGCTGACCCTTGAGGGACAGTTCCTTGACTTCTTTTTCCAGCGCGGTCATGGCGTCATTGGCCTTGGCCAACTTCGCCTCAACATCGGCCAGGGATTCGCCCTTTTCGAGCTTGGCAATGCGCTCGTCCACCAGCTTCTGGTGCGTGGTTTGCGCTTCGGCGTATTTGCCCCACTTTTCGGACAGGTCTTTCAGTTCCATGGTCTTTCCTTTCGGGAATGAAAAAGCCGCCCGGAGGCGGCTGGTTTTGCGGTCTGCGCTTTTCAGCGCTGGAGTTGTGCCGTGCGGCGCTCAATTGCCGCCGCCAGCGCGCCCAGCTCGTCGGACTCACTCCGACCGCCCAGGGACTTGAAACGGGCAATGAAGCCCGTTGCGTCTGCCTTGCTGAGCCTGCCAACCTCAC